ACCATACCGTTTTGTAGGGTTCCAGAGACATTCACGTCACTTAATTCTGTTAATGATAGAGTTTGAGCACCTGCCAGAGATGAAATCACCTTTGTGGCATTTTGTTGTCCTACTCTGACTTTAATATCTGCCATCTATTTGAAAAGCAATTCAGATCTAGAAAGTATTTATATTTACTATGTTGTTATCTTTGAAGCAAGTTCTTTTAACATAGATTTTAGTGTCTCAATCTCACTTTTCATTTCATCTAACTCTGCTTGTTTATCAGAATTTCTCCTTTTATTAGACATATAATTTGAATATCCAGCAGTGTCCATATTAATTATGGCACCCGTTTTTTCATCACGAAATAAATTTTTATGACCTTCTACTGGTATCATGCTAATGCGATTGCTCTGAAATCTTTTATTCTTACAGGATAAGACTCATTAGTAGAAATCATAACTATCTTAATAATAAACCCACTAAATTGTTCTAAGTTATCAACAGAGAATTGATACTCAGAGAATTTATCAAATTCATTAGGAGATACAAAAGCATCTGCTCTACCATCATTCTTACTCAAATCGATGATATCATCACCAAATCCATCTCCATCAACATCAACTAAGTTTTTATAACCAGGAAATGGTCTATATGTTTGAGACACTTCACTTGAGTCAGGACTGAATAATCTGTAATATACCCTAAAGTCTGCTTCAGGTTGAACACTTGCACCTAGTAAAACTTTTAATGAAGTTGCAGGTTGTTTCAAATCTACTTTATCAGAGATGAATATTGATCCATGTGGATCATCTTCAATTTGATTTGTTCTATTGTCTGTAGCATAATTATCAAATCCTATAGGATTATTAATTTTATTCCTACCTAAAATAAATGTTGCATTTTTAATATCTAAAATAGGTGACAAATTAGGATCAGGAGAACTCATAGTAACATCCATAGTAAGTGATTTTTGCTTTGGAAGATTTCCAAGTTTATCAATCTCATTTACTCTAGATGCAACTAATCTTGGTGTTGGGAAGAATACTGCATGATTTAGTGCAATAGGTTCATACCCTTGATCGATAAATGAAATCTCTGTACCATTCGCACTTGTACCACTAATAGATCTAAGTGAGGCATTGACACGGGTGAGACTACCAGGTGTTAACACATTAAATTGTGGTGTTATTGAACTAAATTGATGATTTTGTGATATTTTAACGTCTAATCCACCAATTCCTTTTTCATTTGTGAAACATAGTTGCTGATTATCCGTTCTCGTAGAAATGCCTAATACATTTACATCCAAGAAATAATTATCAATATTAGATGAATTAACTAATGTAGTATTTGTTGGTACAGTATGTATTGTATTAATACCCACTAAAGGCATACCTCCAACTTCATAAGTCTGAATGAGAGATCCCTCTGGATGAGTTGTTGCGTTTGAATTAAACTTACCCCTTGTAAGAGTTAATTGACCAACTCCAAGAGTATATGAAACAATTTCTTCACCAATTAATGCCTCGCCAGTCTGAACAGATATACCACCAAATGTAGCAAATGGAGCTGTATTTGCAAGCGATACTACAGTGCCTTCAGTTGTTAATTCAGATGTAGTAGCAACAAGAGTTGTGTCAGGTTTAACTCCTTTTATTTCAACTTTATTTGTAGCACCATGATGTGCATGATTATACTGTGTTACTTCAAATACACTACCAGTAAACAAATCACTTGTTTCAAATGATGATGTATTCTGAGGTGAACTAACAGTTACAGGTGTTCCAGGTAAAGCTCTGGTATTATTATTTGCACCGTAATGTACAAGTTTATGACCAGATGTAAATTGTTTACCCTGCACGTCAGTTAAGAATAAAGTATCAGCTGATGAACTAATTTTAGATACAACTAATTTAAATCCAGCACCTCTTGCAACTTGAACATTTGAATTATCAATCGTCAATATCTCACCCACTTGATAACCACTACCAACTGTTAAATTAGATATTGAATTTATCGCACCAGTTGTTGCATCTATTGAAATAGAACACTGTGCACCTGTACCACTACCAGTTAATGAAATTAATGGAATATTATTTGTTTGATTACTAACAACTGCATATCCCGCACCATTTTCAACTATATCAAAATCAGTTCCAGAAACAGGAGCAGATCCAGCGGAAACGTTAATCGCTGCACCTCTACCTTCAACAACACCAGTTACACATAAATCTTCATTCGCTGCAGCAGAATTAGTTCCATTATCAGTACTTACCTTTCTTCCAATAGGAAATTCAGTTCCAGCACCAGAACATTTAACAGTTAATTTTCTAGGTAATATCCGTATTGGATTATCTGGTAATACTTGTGTATTAAGATCTCCTGCTTCAATTGGAGTATTATAGAATGTAGCAGAACCAGCACCCACAAATGATGCTTTACGTAATTTAAATGTTAAATCCTGATATTGACTTGGAGTCCAAATTGTACCGTTTTGTGACTTGAATAAACTTCCACCAATGTACTGTTTAGATACAACTACATTTTCTACATCTGGTAAATTTGTTGTACCAACTGTTTTTTGACCCATTGTGGCGACCCACATCTCATACTTATCGGAAGATGGTGCTAAGAATACTAAAGCATACTCTTTTTCTGGTTCAAGATAAATTGGTGATGGGAAGTTTAAAGTTGTTGCAACTGAAGCATCGTCAGATACATTGATATTTTTTGGATTAACCGCAATTTGTGCATAGTCTTGAACAAGGTATCTTGTAGGTGTTCCTAATTCTACCTCTCTTAACTCAACAAATAATTTTGCCTTTTCATCCTTAGATTTAAAGAACACATCAAACGATGTTAAGAAAGCACCTGTTTCATCAACTGTAAATGATTGAGCTAATGGATCTCTATGAGGAGCAAAGAATTTTTCACCCAATTCTTCCTTCCAAATTGTATTTGTTCTAGTTATTGTTTCACTTGGACGTGTTCCAGATGGTGGGGGTGGATTTCTTACTTGAACAGTGGTTGTATTTTGGGTTTGTACGGTGCCTGTTCCTGTAAATACTCCCTGTGCATCACTAGCGTGATCACTAGCACCAGGAACGGGTATAGTGCCCTCTGGTGCTGATGTAACTCTAAATGTTTTTGTACCTGTTGCAAATAGAGTAGGTGGTTTAGGTGTTTTATTAGGATCTCTAAAGAAAAACGCTCCTAATATATCTCCCCAATTATCACTAAACAATTCTACACTACTTACAGTTGCAACTGCACCACTACTCTTACCTACAATTTTTGCACCCTTAACAATATAACCAAAATATTTTTCTACATTTGCTAATGAAATTGTATCAAAATTGAGTAATTTAGAGGTTGCTGAATAAGTGTCTGATGGTGCTGGTCTTGAAGTATCGAAGGGATCAACTGTATATTCTTCAACTAAAACTGATGGATTACCTAATCCTGCACCAACATCTGGTCTTGATGTGTCGCCAAATTTATGATTAGGTTTTTGTATTCTAGCAAATGCTATCTGACTTCCATCAAGTTCAATATTTACATCTTCAAAAACACTGAATGTTCCTGAAACCATATTGATCTCAACTAATTTAGGGAATATATCAGGAACTCCATTATCAAGATAATGAAAATGCTTTGTGTTAGGTCTTAAACCATTTGCATTAAAGAATACATTTCTTGAACGCATATATGGATCTGTTTCACTTGTTACTTTTATACTCTCAACATAATCAAATTCATGACTAGGACCTTGTAAAACATTTTGGAATGTTCTTCTAATTTTTTGAGTTTGCTCAGTTATTCTTCTGACAATTCTTATTCTATGTCTATAACTACTTCCTTCTGGATCTCTTATGTCTCCGATATTTTTTGTTCCTTTATCTTCTTCCCTAATAGGTCCAATTTTTTCTTCATTGACAACTTCTGCCCATTTAGCACCACTAGATTCAGTTCTTTTATTATTTGTATAGAGTGTTCTAACCCAATTATCAGATGGTGGATCTAGAATTATACCACCCATAAAGACTATTACATTAAATGGGTTAACATTTTCTGCCTCAGTTGCTTGAGGTTGTGTTAACCAATCAACTTCTGTGTAATTTAATGTTATTAAGTCTCCTGTTTTCTTACAATTTGAGTCTAAAAGTTGTAAATTAGAGTTGAGATCAGCAGCATTTACATCAATCGATGGATTTAAAGCTAATTCTGGATTGATTGACCAGAAATCAGTAGCACTAATTAATTCATTATTTAAAACATCTACATCACATCTTGATCCTGTCTCTGGTGAAAAATCTATGAAGTTCCTATCAGAAAAATTATTGACAACAAGACCAGTTTTAAATCTATCAAGACCATCAGCGTCTCTCACTTGAAGTGATTGTGCACTTACTTCTAAAGCACTTAAAGTTGTTGTTAGTTCTAAATTTTCAATCCTTTTTTCAAGATCACCAATATCTCTCATCGTAAATCTCTTATTTTCAAACATCTTGATGTTTGGAGACTTGACTGTATCAAAAAGATAGGGTGGTAATGATATTTCAGCAATCTCCATTGAATTACCCATTTCAGTTGGAGGCACTGGTATTTCTGCAGGTTCACCTTTTACTAATTTTACTTCTTCATATTGGTTGATTACTAATTTATCAATTCTGGGTAAGTAGTAACTATATCCTAAGATTGAACTTTCATTTGGTGTAACAACATATGAATTTATTGACTCAAACTCTCTTGCACCAAATGAGAATGGTGATACATTTTCATTACTTGGAGTGAATGGTTTTACTCTTGGTCTTAAATCTATGATATCTGTTGCTCTCTCTCCGTCTATAAGAGGAATATCATTAGAATATCTCTCTTTAGTGTATGAGTTTACTGAATAGAAATCACCACTATTCCCACTAGCTACTTGGTATTGATCAAATATAACTAATAATCTTTTAGATGGAATACCTACTTTTGCTTTTCTTACAATTTTAGAGTAATCACAATATTGTGCCTTGTGACCTTTATCTAAGACATAGTTATTTGTTCGATCAATAAAATTACCTGCTTCTGTTCCTTGGAGTATGTGCTCACCACTTGATTCCTTAAATTCAACAACCTCACCAATCGTAAATTTATTACCATTCAAATAAACAAATCTAACCTCTGCTTGATTAGGACTAGAAACAATTTGACCTACTGCTCTACTATCTTTACCTACAATCTTTTCACCAATTACAACGTTTGTATTTAATGATAATCCTGAAACAAATGTGAGAGCATCTAATGTTGGAGTTGCAGTTGTTTTTGACTCATAAATCGCAACAATTTTTGATACATCTGGAACATTGAGTGAAATTTCTCTATCTTCAACTCTTAAACCATAAGCGTCACTTGGAGTAAGTGAACTAGTTAATGTTGATATTCCAGATGTTCTTGAAATCTCTAATTGTTGACTCCTAGTATAGTCTTTTGATTTACTAGATGCACCAACTTTTTTCATACTGACATTTACAGTCACTTGAGTTGCTGATGGTTGAGATAAACCAATAAATGTTACGTCATTATTTGCATTGTCAACAGATACTTGATCTGCAGTTAAAGTTTCAATCAAACCATTTTGGTAATGAATTGAATATTTTTCAGCATCAAATGGTTCAAAAAATACACTTGTTATACCAGAACTTGTATCAAATGCTGCCTGAGAATTTATTGTTAAAGTTCCAGTCGCTGATACTGTTTGATTTGTAATTTGTTTACTAATAGTTAAATTAGAATTAGAAGTATCGACGTTTGAGATAATTTTTCTAGGTAATTTTGAAAATATACCAGAATTCTCAATATTTAATATTTTAGGAACTTTTATTCTGAATGGAGATGAAGTTGAAGTAACTGTTCCTGTGCTTACACCTACAACATTTTGTGTTGCTGCTAAAGTTAAAATTTTACCATCATTAGAAATTGCATTTATTTTATTAAATACTGGATCTTGATAATTGCCTTTATTATATGAAATAATTGCCTCTGTATTAATACCAACACCAGCAAAACTTCTATTTGCAACACTCGCTGCAGTTCCAATAATGTTAACTTCATCTGATATTGAAAAGTTTGGTAAAAATCGATCATATAATACGGTGTCAGCATTAAAAGTAGATATACCTGCACTAAAATTATTTTGATATATTGATTTAATATCATCAACAGTAAATGCTAATATTTCTTTAATTGATATATTAGAGTTACTACTTCTTTCATTGATGATAATTTGTTCACCTTTTATAAAGGCACCAGTTGTTTGTGATAATGCTACTTCATTATTACCAGTTGTACCAGCATTTTTTGCAGCATATCCTATTGCTCCACTCGCAAGACCTCTTATTTTTGTACCTGTTGGAATGAGACTTGATGTAAAAGGAGAGCATTTCAAAATAGTGAATGTTTGAACATCATATAAATGTAAATCCCAAGGTGTTGTTGCACCACTGTAGGAAGCATCAGAGAGACCAAATGAATATACTCTTGCTTCTCCAACTTGTATACCTTCTGCCAATGCTTTGTTAGAACCAACTCTTTGATTTCTTAATTGAACAACATTAGTATTATCTCCACCAAGATTTATTGTAGGTACTCCGTGAACATTATTAACTTTAATCAAACTACCCATATTAAATGGTATAGATGCATTCTTTATTGTTTTAGTCGTCCTTGGTTTTTCAACATCAATAACAGTTGTATTTGGTAAATATACATCATAACCTCTAACATATGCTTTACCTGGTGACAATTTAACACACATTAAATCATCTATTGGTGTGTTACCTTCGTCTGTTACTTGATTTTCATTGTATAAACCACCTGATCCAACTTCATCATTAAATGAGTTTTGAGTTGTAACACGAAATGGTTCAACTGCATAATTTCCTGACTCATCAAATGTTCTCTTTGCAAAATATTTTCTTAACTCTGAATATACTGTTGAGTCTTGTAATTTTTTAGTTTGACCCTGATCTGTTCTGAATAATTCAACAAAATTAGTATCTTGATAATCTTGTAAATCTTTCTTAGCGAGTTTAACAGTTATTTTAAATCTATCAGCACCTGGTGCTGCAAAGTTTGTAAACCCTTTTGCATTATCATATAATGAAGAGTCATCATTTGCATTAACAATTTCCTCTAAAATTTCAAAACCAACTCTGTATGATGGGGTATTTGAATAAGGTTCTAAAATAATTTGAGAAGTTGGTACATCAACAAAAGCACCACGCATAAAATACACACCTTTGTTAACACCAAACGCAGATCCTGTAGCAGTAGCATTTTCAGATACTAATGTTAAAACAGTTTCTTCAACATTTAAAGTAGTGTTACCATAAGTTACATTTTCTTCAAGAATTAAAATTTCACCGTCTGGAAATGCAGTGCTTTCGCCACTTGTGCCTGATTGATTATACTTTATAAAGATTGTTATATCATCAACTCCTTCCTCTGGTGGTAGAATAAAGTTTTTAATAGTTGCAACTATACCTGAACTTTGTCCCCTTACCCTTGTACCTTTACCACCATTGTTACTAATAATATTACTTAAGTATACAGAAACATCAACACCTAAATGTGTTCCATTAATCTTTGCGGAATAATAAGTTGGATCATACTCAATACCACCTGGTATGACCATTGAACCTTCTTTAAATATATGCTTTCCAAATGACTCTACTTGATTTTGCAATAAAGATTGCAAACCAGTTAATTCTCTTGCCTGTACAGGATAACCAGGTTTGAATAAAACCTTATAAAAGTTTTTGTCCTTATTAAAATCGTCATAATAAGGTGATATATTTAAGTTAGTCTTCTGTGGCATCGGTTAAAATTCCAGTATGATTTTTATGTCTTCTTTTTGACGAGGATTTCTGTTAATTATAGGTCTATTATCTAGATAGATTATTTCACCAGACCCTTTATTTATCTCACTATCAGATAACCCTTGTGTAAATGTTGTACCTAAGTTGATAACTTTGTTCCCATTTGGGTTTACTGTAGCATCAGAAAAAGATGTATCCACTGCTCCAGAGAAAGATGATGCAGTTCCTACTATATTGTTTGAGGTAGTAGCATTTTCAAATTGATATACTCTACCATCCGTTGATATTCCAGAAAAATCAGTATGATCTAAAAAAGTTCTACTAAAATTCAAAGATCTATCTCTAAAATATTTTAAAACTTTAGTTTCAAGATCATATGATGCCACAAAACCAGTAGCAACCTTTCCAAGGTTTGGAGATATAGTAAGAGATTGTGTAATTTCTTCGCCAATCACTGGGGAAGATCCAGTTACAGTGCTAAATTTAACTGCTTGTAAAGATGAGTAAGTATTATCAGTATAAGTTACTGATGTACCTACTTTAGTTGGATTTTTTACTATACCTACTTGTGCAAATTTAGTATCTATTGGAAAATCTTTTGTAGAATCATCAAATCTAGCATAAACAATCACTCTATCGGTTCCTAATTCAGTATATACATCATGTCCATGTCCTAATTTTGGAGGTATTATTGGAATAAGTTTTGCTTTTTTATCAGCAGCAACATTACTACTAAGAGTACCTAGATCAACAAGTGCATAACTATATCCCTTTCCACCAGCACTTACAGTAACATTAGTTATTGTCCCCGCAGTATCAACATCAACTCTTGCCTTTGCACCTGTACCATCACCTATAATATCTACCTCTTGACCAGATCCAGGTGCATAATCACTACCACCATTTTCAATATAAACATGTTTTATCTGATTTTCATTTACTGTTGAGTCTCCATTTTCACGGACCGCTCTAATTTGAGCATCAGTGGAAGAAGACCAATTATTTGGGACAGTAATAAATTCAGTT